TACACGGTAGAACAATTAAAAAAGATGTTACCTGACGTTGGAGGGGAAATATATATATGAAATTTCAAGACTTAACAACATTACTTGAACAAGATGAATCTATCTTCAAACCGAGAAGGATACAAGACCGGGATGAAAGACATGAAAACTTAATACAGCAAAGAATTCAAGAATATATCAAAGGTGGTTCAATTGACCATTTGGTTTTAGCTCATCAGAATATTAAATCATTACCGGATAATCTTAAAAAAGTTGGAGGGTGGTTAATGTTGTCTTACAGTCAAATAAAATCATTACCAGAAGGATTACATGTTGTAGGTGCATTAGTTTTATCTGATACTCAAATTGAATCATTGCCAAAGGGGTTGAAAGTTGGTGGTCATTATTTTTAGATTATAGTCTAATTAAAACACTTCCGGAAGATATACGAGTTGGAGGTAATGTGGTAGCTGACAATACACCTCTTTCGCAAATCTATAATGTAAAACAACTACGACAGATGTGCCCGGGTATTAAAGGTAAAATATATTTATGAAATTTACACATGAGTTGAATATTAATGTTCAACCACTATACTACTAGTAGTGAAACAGCCTCATTTTAAACAATCGAAAATTTGTTGTATTTCAGATATACATCTTGGAGTACACCAAAATAGTGCTAATTGGCATAAAATTTTATTAGATTGGACAAGATGGTTAAATACCGAACTAAAAAGTCATGGTATCCAAGATATTATGATTAGTGGCGATCTATTCCACTCTAGAAATGAAATAGCTGTCAATAGTTTACATGTTGCAACAGAATTTTTACAAATACTCCAAGATTATAACATTGTTATGATCACCGGGAATCATGATTGTTATTATAAAGACAACAGTTTAATTAATTCTCTATCGATTCTCAAAGGATGGTCTAATATCACTGTATTAGATACACCATATGATGATATATTTTTCGGAACACACATACAATTTGCTCCGTGGGGAACACAGATTAAGGATATAACCAAATGTGATTTAATTTTTGGTCATTTTGAATTGATTGATTTTAAAATGAACAACTTTAAAGTTTGTGATCATGGTGATGATCCAACATCTTTATTACAAAAAGCTAGAAAAATCATAACTGGTCACTTCCATTTAAGAGAACACAGAAAATATAGTGAAGGTGAAGTGATATATCTTGGCAATCCCTATCAAATGGACTTTGGAGATGCAGGGAGCACAAAGGGTTGGTATGAATTAGATATACAAACGTTAAAAACAGTATTTCATGAGAATACCATTTCTCCGAAACATATTAAACTACCAATAAGTCGGTTAATTACATATGACCCAGGAAATTCACAGTTAACTAACCTAATTAAAGATAATATTGTTAAATTAGTTGTTGATAAGAACGTTGAATCAGATGATTTAGATATTTTAACAACATATATCAATAGTTTAAAGCCATATATCTACAATGTTGATTATGATATAAACTACAATAAATTTACAGTAGATGAGCTTGACTATCAATATTCTGGTGTTGATTATGAAACAGCAATAACAGATTTTGTTGAAATGTTACAAATCAACAATAAAAAAGAAGTCATCGACTACACAATTAATCTATATAAATCATGCATAACGTAGGAATTGTATTATATACAACAGGTATCAATGAAAAAAATCTTAAAACATCACTGAAATCTTTTAATCATATTAAAGATAATGTGGTAATTATAAGTGACGGTGAATTGGTTAATAAAGAACTGGTTAAAGGATATAACTTTAAAGAATTTAAACGGTGTTTATATCCATCTGCATGTTATAACTATGGAATTCGCGAACATCTTAAGAATGACAACATTGAATACATTTTCATCATTAATGATAATATTTCTATATTAGATGATTCCGTTTACACAGATTATATTAACGCAGCAAAACAAACAAACATAGGTTTATTTGTATCTTGTACTAATGAAGACGACCCATATGGTAAATCCGACAATTTACGGTTAACTATCGCTATTAAAGACGGGTATAGTCTAACTTTAAACAAAGGATTCAACGGTAATTTAATTATGCTCAACAAAAAAACAATTGAACTAGCTGGATTTTTTGATGAGAGATATAAAGGAGCATTTGAAGTAGGAGATTATTACAAAAAATGTTCAGATGTTGGTATAACTGTACCATATGGCTGGTTTGTTGATGTTAAAAATGTTGAGGATAATTTATTGTATCAAACAAATCTTCCAACCAAAACCCATGAAACAATGAATCAACAGACCCTTGAAGATCGTATGATTCGTGGCATGAAAGTATTTCATATGAAGTATAAAGCTCAATTTAACGAGTTACTTAACATATACACAGCAAATGATGTTATATCTAAAATAAAATCGCTTGCAAGTAGATCTTTTGAGTAATGTTATTACAATCTTGATATATGAAGCAGGTTGTATTTAAAGATATTGAAATACAAAATTTTTTATCTGTTGGTGATGAACCGGTACGAGTAGATTTTCGTCCGGGATTCCATATTATAACAGGTATTAATAGGGATAAACAAGACCGGAGAAATGGTATTGGGAAATCAACGATATCGGATGGAATTTATTTTGCAATTTTCGGAACTACCCTTCGTGAACTTAAAAAAGATTTAATTCCCAATAATATCACTAACAATACATGTAAAGTACAATTAAGATTTAATGTAATTACAGAACAATCTGTTGATTCTTATACAATTGTCCGGACTTTAACACCAACAAAGTGTTATATTTACAAAAACGACGTAGATATAACACGCGATTCAATTGGTAACAACACAAATTACATTCAAGATTTAATTAAATGTACTGGAGAAGTATTTCAAAACACGGTAATTATGACCGTAAATAATACTGTTCCTTTCATGGCTAAAAGAAAGGTTGAGAAACGTAAATTCATTGAAGGTATTTTCAATCTAGAAATTTTTAGTGAAATGATTGCAAATTTACGGGTTGATAGTAATGAAACAAAGAAAATGTTTGATATTGAAAGTACTGTGTATACAGAAGCCAACAATGTCTTAACAAACTATAAAAATCAACACGAAAATGTCTTGCAGGATAGGAGAGATAAACTACAAAAATATAAAGCCCGGCAAGAAACCAATAAACAAACATTAGCTGAACTTCAATCTAAATTACAATCAATAAGTCACGACATTATCGATGAAAATAATTTAACAATATCCAAGCTAGAAAGTAAAATACCAGAGCTTAACACCAAACGAGATGCATGTTTAAAACAAATTACAATCTTAGATATTAAAACTCAAGATATTCAAAAGAAATTTAACAATATCAATGCCGGTCTTGGGCAAGAATGTCCGGTATGCTTACATGTAAGTGATGTAGATGACATTTTGGTTATTGATAAAGAAAAAGAGAATTTACAATCGAAGATTAAATCAAACACTGCTACTAAACAAAAGCTTGAAACTGCTGTAGATAAAATTGATGCAGGAATCACCAAAGTTAACTTAATGATTAGTAAAATTCGAACAAAGAACGATAAAGTTATTAGTCAAATAAACAATCAAAAGTTAATACAACAAAAGGTCAATCAATTAATTGAATGGCAAGAACAATTAAAAACGGATATTACGGAACTAAAAACCACCGATACCGGTCTCGAACAATTGATTATTGATTATACGGAAAAAACACAGACTAGCCGTCTTAATCTCGAAAAAGTTAAAAACAAAATCAACATGTTAGATGTTGTAAAATACGTTGTATCTGAAGAAGGTGTTAAATCATATATTGTTAAGAAAATGCTAGCATTATTTAACAGTAGATTATCACATTACTTGAAAAAAATGGATAGTAATTGTATCTGTATATTCAACGAATACTTCGAAGAACAAATAATTAACGAAAAGGGGAAGATTTGTTCATATTTCAATTTTTCTGGAGCAGAACGTAAAAATATTGATTTAGCATGTCTATTTGCTTTTATGGATATTAGGAGATTGCAAGGAGATGTAACGTTTAATTTCAGTCTATATGATGAATTATTTGATAGTAGTTTAGATGAACGTGGTGTTGAGTTAGTAAGTAACATCCTCAAAGAACGTGTTGATCAATATAATGAATCGGTCATGGTAATTAGTCATCGAAAAGAGAGTGTTAAAGCAGCTCAAGGAGACGTCATTTATCTAGAAAAAATCAACGGTATCACTAGAAGAATTAATGCACCAGAGTAAATAATAATAATGTTTACAGGTCAACCGCCATATGCAAATTCACCATTCGGTACACAATTTAATTCACCGTTTGGAGCTCCTATACAAATTCACCAAACACCACCAAAACAACCTCAAAAATCTGGTCTCCCAAGATTTTTGAATTATGCAGCTGACTTTGGTGGTTGCGCTTTTTGGAGGATGTTGTGGCCTGAGTCGTTACTCAACTCGAATGATAAGTGTATTGTGCATACATCTACTGTAATGCATAAGGATGCTAACTTTTTTAGACATTTTCAAGCTATAAAATTTCAACGACAAGCAGCTCCACATCAACGTGAATTTATTAAGTTTGTTAAAAATATATCCAATCAATTAGGTATCCGGTTAATTTACGAAATCGATGATATCCCGTTTAGAGAAGATATACCACATTACAATAAACATAAACCATCTTTTTCATCGGATGAAATAAGACAGAGTGTTCAAGAAATTATGGAAATATGTGGCAATATGTCAGTTACATGTAATTTCATGAAAGAATATTTTCAAAGTAAATTAGATCCAAACGTTAAAATTGATGTGATACCAAATTATATTCCAAAATTTTGGATAGGTAATTTTTACAATCAAGATCAAATTCAAAATAACTATGAACGATCAAAACAAAGACCACGGGTATGTTGGTCTGGATCTGGAGCTCATTTTGATGTTGATCGTCGAATTAAAGGTAAAGATGATTTTTATCATATTAATGATGTTGTTAGAAAAACAGTAAACGACTTTAGATGGGTATTTTATGGTGGTATATCCCATGAATTGGTTGATTTGGTTCGGTCTGGGAAAGTTGAATATGTGCCGTGGGCTAATTTATATGAATATCCAGGAAAGCTACATGGTTTGAATATCAATATGTTTATTGCACCACTATCAGATAACAATTTCAACAAATCAAAAAGTGACTTAAAATATCTCGAAGCGTCTGCATTAGGTATACCAATTGCATGTCAAGATTTATGTACGTATGAAAACGCTCCAATTAAGTTTAAAACTGGAGATGAGATGATTGACCGAATTAAAGAAACCTTAAAAGATGAAAGACAATATATTAAACAATCTGTCCATGCAAGAAAATTTGCTGAAACCAGATTTTTAGAAACCGAAACCAATTACATGAAATTTTACGACAATTATATGTATGCAAAAGGATCACCGGAGAGAAAATATTTGAAATGAAAGATTTATTTTTTACATACGATATAGACGGGTATACAAAAGCAAAAGAATGGATTAAACAGTATAATCTCGAAAATGAGATAGAAGAGGCCATTAATGAACAAAATGGTCCTGTTAATTCATACACATATGTGGCTTTGGCTAATAGTTTACGTATTCGAAAAACATGTTGATGTTTTGTAGCATGTTAATATATTAATTGCATGTATAGAAATATTGTATATGATCAATTTAACCAACAAATTAGATTATACACTTGGGATGAAGTTGGTAACCGGATCGAATTAGTTGAAAAATACAACCCATACCTTTATATTGAACCTCACAATAACCAACATGCAACAGCTGAATCAATTTATAAGACCCCATTACGTAAAATCACATTTCAACGTGATTCTGATCGACGCCAATTTATCAAAAATAATAGCATTAAGCGATTATTTGAAAATTTACCTATAAAACAACAATATCTTATCGATAAATTCTGGGAAGTTAATGAAACCCCAGAATTTACCCAATTTGATATCAAAATGTTACTACTTGATATCGAAACCTATTCACCAGCTACTGAGGGATTTCCGGATATTGAAAAAGCAAACCATCCGATTAATGTTATTACCGTATATGATAATTTAACTGCTCAATTCTATACATGGGGCACGAAACCATATACGGGTAAATTAAAGAAAAATGTTGTGTATACATATTGTCAAACAGAACGACAATTGTTTGATCAATTTTTAAACTATCTCGAACAAGACTATCCAGATATTTTATCCGGTTGGAATAGTGAGTTTTTTGATATTCCATATATCATTAACCGTATGAAAAGGGTCATAGGGGAGAACGAAATGAAACGTTTATCTCCAGTAAGGCAAGTCTATTATCGTAACATGATGGGAGCGTTTGGTGCTCAACAAACTCGATATTATATTGAAGGTATAGCACTTCTAGACTATCTCGATATTTACAAGAAATTTGCTCCAGAACGTGAGTCTTACAAACTTGATGTTATCGGTGAAATTGAACTTAATGAACGAAAAGTCGATTTCGGAGACATGGATTTAGCAACATTATCAGATGTTGATTGGAATAAATTCATTGATTACAACGTTCAAGACGTAAACCTATTGGCTAGACTTGATGAAAATTTACAATACTTGAGTTTAGTCAGGATGTTAGCATATGTGGGTTGTACTACTATTGAATCTGCAATGGGAGCATTATCTGTAATCAATGGTGCATTTGCAGTTCGAGCTAGACACAGAAATCAAATTATTCCGACGTTTATTCGGGGCGAAGATACTGGTAAAAATCCAGGGGCATATGTAAGCGAACCTAAACAAGGTTTTCAAAATTATATCATGTCGTTTGATGCTAATAGTCTATATCCGAATGTTATGATATCTTTAAACATGTCACCTGAAACGAAAGTTGGTAAAATAATAGAAAAATCAGCTGATAATATTACGGTTGAAATGGTTTCTGGTAAGGTAAAAGATTATAAACTTCCAGTATTTGCAAAAATGGTTAAAGATTATAAGTTAACCGCATCAAAGGCTAACATTTTATTCCATCAGAACGAAAAAGGTGTGATACCGGAAATTGTTGATTACTATTACAATAAACGTAAAAAGGTAAAAGATGAATACGTTGAATTAAAGAAACAACATGCGGAGATTGTTAATCAAATAAAAATCCTCGAAAATCAATTAGAAGAACTTGGTTGATATTGTTTCTTTTCAAATTTCTGGATTGATATGATGTTACCTGTTGTTCGTGATTTAAATGGTTTATGTAATTGAACTTTACCGGCAATCCTATACATAATACCATCTCTTGCATACCCAGATAATATCATATCTTTTAAAAAATCTGATTTAACAGTACCGTTTTCTGTATACGTTAGATAATACATTAAACGTTTTAATGAAGCGGTTTTACATTTTTCGGAGGTTATTTGTTTTTCTTTTTTGGTTCTTGCATAATATTTTTTTTCCCACTTTAGCCTTCGTTTACGTTCAATTTGAGCTTTACGTTCATCCGACCAGTTTAATTTTGTAATTTTACCTTTATTTGTTCCTTCATACACGTTTTTCGGGTCCCTCCCTTTAAGGCTTTTCATACCATGTTGTTTTAATTCTTCTTTTGTTCTTGTACGAAAATATGTGGTAATATTTTTCCGGTGTTTTTCTCTACGTTCCGGTGTAAAAATAACACCGCTTGTTCCTTCCCCACCTTCTGTTAAATTATATAGAGGCCCTGTTTTTAAATCACACCGACCGATTTCAGTTATTAACTTCATTTCCATATCCAACGCTTCTTTTTCATTATCGGTTATAAAAACAGTTTTTAAAACCGGATCTATACCGGTTTTAAGTAGCTTATTAATTTTTCTTCCCAATCTCGTGTTTTTGTTTTTATAGTGTTTATATTTCCGTTTTTGTTGAATATTACCTTTACCGACATATATAGGTAAATATTGATATTCCTGGGATAATATGTTATAATTAGAAGGAACGGTAGGATCAAAATATATGTAGACTTCAAACATATCAATATTTATACCAAACTAACGATATATGAACAAAAAACAATTATTAGATAAAATTGCAGGTCTTAAACGACAGCGTGATGATATTAATATCAAATTACAACAAGCTGGAACAAAACAGCTAACTATTAAAATTCTTATTAATTCCATTTATGGTTGAAAACGACCCTTTATATAGCAATATATAAAGAAAATCCCTTTAATTGCTGGAAACTCTTATAGTAAGACAATCAGCAGCCAAGCTCAATTGAGAAGGTTCAACGACTATCCGAAAGGAGTACACTTAAGTAAGTGGAAATGGGGGAGATCTCTATGAGATCATGATATAGTCTCATCTTTACAGTGATGTAAAGCAGCGAAAGCGGGTGTTAATTAACGACTAACATCGAAGATATATGATTTTGGAAATAAAAACGCTCCAATTGGAGATGATGATATTGCAGCATCTGTTACATTAACCGGGCAAGCTGTAATCAAACAAAGTAATAAAATTATCCGAGACTTCATTAAACTTAAGACCGGATTAACAGATGAACAGATTGAAAAGAATGACCCAATTATATACAACGATACCGATTCAAGTTATGCATCAATTGAATTGCTTATAAAACATTTAGGGCTCAAGTTTACTAATGAAGATGGGGAAATTCATGATGATGTCTATAAAATTGAAACTGAATTGGTCGATTATTTAAATGATGAGATATATACATGGGGAACAAAAACCTTTAATAGTAAAGATTGTAGATTTGTTTTTAAACGTGAAAGTATTGGACAAGTCGGGCTATTTTTACAGAAAAAACGGTATGTACTACATGTTCGAGATGATGAAGGTGCAAAAGTTAATAAGATAAAATACACTGGAGTTGAAGTAGTTAGAACAACACTACCGAGTTCATTAAAACCGTACATGAAAAACGTAATTGAGATTATGTTATCGTCTCAAGATTACCAACAAACCAATGAAGCTCTTAAGGCTGTGTATGATAAGTTCAAACAATTGAGTATAAATGAAGTTGCTTCGGTAATGGGTATTAAAAACTATAGTAAATATGCAAGTTTGTGTACAGGGTTTAAGACATGTAAAGGTATGCCAGTGCATTGTAAAGCAGCTTATTACTATAACGAAATACTCAAAACATTAAATTTAACTGGTAAATATGAACCTATTGGATCTGGAGATAAAATCAGATACTTTTACGTTAACAAACCAAACAGGTATAACATTAATGTGATTGGGTTTAAATATGATTGGCCTGTAGAATTTAACGAAATAGTTACACCAAATTACGATAAAATCTTCACAAAGTTGATTTACAAGCCAATTGAACGGTTTTATAATTGTGTTAAGTGGAAATGTTATTTACCAAATCAAGCAGTAAAATGTGATTTATTTAGTTTATTGGCAGAATAGTTGAACTATCAAGTTTAAAACATAATATATAAAGATGGAAGAAACAAAACTTAAAATTATTATCGATCAAGTAGGCAGAATCATTATTGGAGAACAGGTAGATCTAACCGATGAACGGTTGGTCCTTAAAAATCCATGTAATATTTTTATTCAACCAAATGAACACGGTCAACTACAAGTTCAAACAATTCCGTTGTTTTTCCGGGAATTTTTAACTCAAGCCGGTCGTGAAGCTGGAGTTAGTTTTGAATACAAAACCGGTCAATATAATGCAACAACCGCTGGAGATCATTTGGATGAAAAGCTTGTAAACCAATACTACCAGGTAATGGAAAATTTTAAACAACAAGATCCTGTTGTACAACCAGCTGAACCAGCCCCAGGAGAAGTCGTTCAATTGTTTAACGAATAACAAATTACCTTAAAAATCGAAAACTTGGATACATTTTATGAATTTGTGTCCAAGTTTTCGCCCGTCTTTCTAAAGGGGTACTAGTAATATCAATTGATCCACCTACTATCAAATCTTTTGGTAATGCACTAATTTCTGTATCATATAAATGTAAAGACCCACCAATAACCATCTTTGGAGATAGAGATTTTAAACCACCACATTCTTCAAATAAACAATCTCTAACAACTTGTAATCCTGGACCGATTTTTGATATGAGAGACCCAACAAATGATGCATTACCGGTAACTTTAAATCCCGGGGGTGTTGATATCACATTAGAAAAGTCAACTTGCAAATCACCGTTAATTCTTTTGAGGTTGTTGAAAGAATTAAAATTCCCTTCCATCGCTAAAAAACTACCATTAATTTCAGTCCACTTAGATGGAACGGTTTTTATTAGAGTGTAGCTTATATCTAGAGTTCCACCAACAATCAAATCTTCCGGTAATACCTTAATCTCACTTGCTGAAACTGTTAAATCGCCTTTTACATGTAACCCTTTTGGTAATTGAGTAATACCAGAACATTCATCTAACATTAAATTGTTGACAGTCAAATTATCTGGAAGCGAGCCTTGTGGAACCAGCATACCACTCAGAATAAGATCTCCGGTCTTTTGACTTTCCCGGATCTTTGCATTTATCATCATTTGTACCCGTTCTAACCGATCACCTAATCGTCTAGGAGTAAATATTGATGGTTGATCATTTTCAACTAATAATGCTAAATCATGGAATTTCATTTTAAGCCGATAATTTGAAGATATTGCATGATTTTCTTTCTATCTTTAGTCACTGCATCATCACTATCATACACTTCTTTAAGAGTCCCGTCTTCTTCAACTAAAAGAGCGACTGTTTTCCATGTACGCGGGAAACCAGCTTCCAATAGTTGGTTAAGCAATTGTTCAGATTTAATAAGAATGAGATAAAATGTATATCTCTTATTGAAATAATAATCATTCCAATGATCCGGATTTTTGTAAGTAATACACCATTTTGCATCTTCATCCCCCAGACCGCATGATCTTCTTGAAAACAATGATACCCCTAATTTCCTTGCAGCTGCATGACTATGTGGTACCACCACATATAAATCATCTGTATCAACAATAACTTCAAAATCTGATTGGTCTTGTTTATTAGAAATGTTACTACCCGTTGAATTAAGAGTGTTAATTTCGTCTTGTAATTCTTGAAATGTTTGATATTCGGCTAAATTCGACTTTGAGGTTAACCGTCTTTGCAAAAAGGTATGAAATTCCTCAACGGTATTACGTAAGTCATCTAAATTATTAACATCAACATTGCCTTGCATTATTTGCCGGGCCATCCAACCTGAATAGGTTTTCTTCGGATGCGGGTCCGCTTCAATAATTTTTTGTGCTGTTTCCGGATCTAATTTACCACTAGCAACATATTGTTTAGTTTCTTTTCTGGTTTCATTTAAATATGCTTCAAAAATCAGGTATGAATCATGCGTCATACATATATTTATAATATTCAATATTTTTTAATAACTGATATTGATAAAAACTAAACATATTATATAATATACACATGAGTAAGAAAAATGATTTTAATGACGTGTTTGCATCATTGGATAAGTTAAACCCGGAATCGACGTTCTTGAGTGAGAACGCTTTATCTAATGTTGATACTTGGTACGATACCGGTTGTTATGCATTAAATGCAATATTAGGCGGAACATGTAGACATGGTGGTGTACCTAAAGGTAGATTAACCGGATTTGCTGGACCTTCCCAATCTGGTAAAACTTACATCATTAATAAAGTACTAGGAAATGCACAAAAACGTGGTGTTCATCCAGTTATTTTTGATACAGAGTTTGCTGTCGATAAAGATTCTACGATCGGTGTCGGATTGGATCCTACAACCACTAAATATGTACCGGTTTATACTGTTGAACAGTGTCGTAATCAATTAGTTACATTCCTCGATTCAATTGTTGAGAAAGGAATGCAAGGAAAATTCATAGTATCTGTAGATTCACTAGGTAATCTAGCATCACAAAAGGAAGTAGATGATGCTGCAAAAGACAAATCAGCTATGGACATGGGATTACGAGCTAAACAGCTAAAATCAATGATGAGGATATTAACCTATAAAGCTGGATTATCCGGAACATCAATTTTGTTTAGTAACCATACATATGACGACCCATCTGCATTATTTCCATCATTAGTCAAACAAGCTGCTGGTGGTAGTGGACCACAATATATGGCATCAATTTTATGTCAATTAGCTAAAAAGAACGAAAAGCAAGATGCAAATAACGATGATGATGAAATTTTAGCTGAAGCACGTAATTATTCCGGGAGTACCCTTAAGTTTTTAACAACTAAAAATCGATTTGTCCCACCATTCTTGACTGCTGAAATTTATTTGAATTTCAAAACTGGTTTAGACAAATATAGTGGGTTGAAAGATATGGCAGTAAATCATGGTGTGTTAGTTCAAACTGGTTCTACCTTCCAACTCGGCGTTACAAGCGATGATGGTAAATATAAAGCTAACGACAAAATCGGATATTACAAAAATTTCCGAAAAGATGTAGACTTGTTTGAAAATTACATCATTCCGGAATTAGATAAGAAGTTGATCTCTGCGTACAAGTATGGGAAGTAATTTATCTGTTGATCTCCCTGTAGTTGAATAGTAAATAACTACAATGGCTAACATAGCGTTTTACGGCTCACATAACGGTGGGGTTGTGGTTGAGGAACAAGGCACATATTATGTTATTGAATTTGAACGATTCTTTAACGTAAAAAATATGGGCCTTGCTCAGTATAAATCACTTAAGTATCGAGATGAAGGTATTAGAAGTGTTCTTCAATATATTGAAAAGGAACTACGGATAAAACCACCGTTTGATAATCTTTTACACATTAATACTGAATGTTCACATGACGATATATGTACTAGCTATAAAGATTACATACCAGCGTTGAATGTATATGAAGGGTTTCACCACCATTCACATGCATGTGGGTCGTTTTACCAATCACCATTCGATAAAGCTCTAATTTTTAGTTTTGATGGTGGTGGTAATGATTGTTTTTTCAACATTTTCCTTGCAGATCGTAAAACAGGAGCAACATATATAGGGAAAACAAACCCAACCCAACCAGCTCCATTTGATTGTGACTTGGGTTTTCCCTACATGTGTTTTGCTCATTTTTGTAATGATATAAACCAAGAGTGGATTGCGGATGGTAATTTGGTTTATAGTGGGAAAATAATGGGGTTATGTAATTATGGGGAGGTTAGACCAGAATGGTTACCGTATTTTAGACAATTTTATAAATCCCACCCAGAGGGTACAAATTATATCGATAAACTTAATAATATCATTGGTGTAAATTGTGGTTTAGTATTTGACGAAAACAATAGATTTAGTGGTCAATTAAGTTGGGATATAGCTGCAACATCCCAACAAGCATTTGAAGATTGTTTTTTTGAAATTGCAGACCCTTATATACAAACATATGACAAATTACCTATTATTCTTACTGGTGGCTGTGCTCTTAACATTTTGCTTAACACTAAAGTTTCAACACGTTATCCTGGACGCGATATTTTCGTGGCTCCTAATAGTAATGATTGTGGTATTGCATTTGGACTACTCGCAGGTTTTAATAAACCCAGTACCCCGGTTGATATCACATATGCTGGAATGGATATTTTAGATTCCAATGCATATCCAAGTTGGATTGAAAGTAATGATACATATCGTGTAACATTTGATGATATTACAGATAAATTAAAAGATGGTAAAATATTTGGTGTTGTTCGTGGTAGATGTGAACATGGTCCAAGAGCATTAGGGAACAGATCAATTTTGTGTGACCCATCATACCCACAAATGAAAGACATTCTCAATCAAAAAGTAAAACACCGGGAATGGTACAGACCATTTGCCCCGGTAGTTCGACTTGAAGATGTATCAAAATATTTTGAATGGGATAAGGAATCACAACATATGTTGTTTTGTCCCAATGTAAGACCAGAATGGCGTGATCGACTATCATCTATCACACATGTTGATGGTACAGCTCGTGTACAAACCGTTACAAGAGAACAGAACAAATGGTTATATGATTTATTAACTGAATTTGAGAAGAAATCTGGTCATGGAGTATTACTTAACACATCATTTAATATAGCCGGAAAACCGATTTTGAATACTATTGCGGATGCCATGCATGTTTTGAATAATTCGGAGATGGACTATTTAATAATCAATGATTTTTATTGTGGTAAATATTAGGATCTCTCATAATATAGTTATATGAGTACAACTAAAGCTGTTATGCCATTTTCTGGTGGAATGGATTCATCAGTAATGTTAAGAATGGTACAATTCCACCATGATGAAATCCATTTAATTACATTTGATTACGGTCAAAGACATATCCGGGAAATTGAGTGTGCTAAAAGACAAATTGAACAAGCTAAATTAATTGCATTTAGCCGAGGTCGATTTAGTGAATCAATTATTCACAAAATTATTGATGTTTCATTCATAAAAGATATTGCTCCAACTAGTTCACTTACAAATCTGAATATTGATAACCCGGATGTTAAGGATATGGTTGGAGAAGCTCAACCTGTAAGTTATGTACCATTTAGAAATCAATTGTTTCTTTCAATTGCATGTGCTTATGCAGAGGGTATTGGTGCTAATACCGTTTATCATGGGGCTACTAAAGTTGATAGTTTAGCAGGGTATTGGGACGGTAGTCCAGAATTCTTGGATGCGCTTAATCAGCTTGTTGCTCTCAATAGGAAAAATCAAATCAATGTAGTGTGTCCACTGCTTGCTTACGATAAGAGAGACATTGTTCTCCAAGGTATTAAATCACATGTAGATTTCGCAAACACCTATACGTGTTATAGTGGGGATGAAATAGCTAGTGTAACCACACCAAGTTCATCATTAAGAATCAAAGGATTTGCAGAAGCTGGTTATATTGACCCACAACCATATAAAGAAAATTTAAAGGATTTTTGGGAAAAACATAATTGTAAGCCTTGCCCAACAAATCCTTTATACACTAAAGAAGGAACACGAGGAGCTTATTAATAATCTTCAAAATCATCTTCTACACCATATTCCGTATCTAACATAGCTGTAGGTTCAATTGAATCTACAGGTCCTTCTGTATAGTCAGTGGAATCTCCGTCAGATTCAAAATATTCATCCAATAATCCACTAACAACCATATCTTCTACAACCTTTTTTGCCATATCCTTATCAATATATTCAGAGGCAAAAGCTATAATTTCTTTACTAGTTGCTGGTTCAGTTTCAACATATCTAATAATATCCTTTTGAACACCTTTTAATGGAACATTATATGCATTTTCACCAGGTTTAAATGTTCTTCCAGTTAATTTAACTTTTTGGCTAGTTTTTTCTTTTCTGGCTCGGGTTTCTCTTGATCTGGGACCCTCTCCTTTACCTTTTAACCTCATCATCATTTCATAATATGATTCTGTACGTTTTTCACCAGTGTTAGGATCCGTTATCTCTTTTCTTACACGTTCACCGTATTTTTTCTTCCGGCCTTCTTCAAGAGATTGGATATATGATTCAAAAAGAAATTGATTATCGCGGTCTTTCATTTATCATTATTTATAAATTATGTGTGCTATATTTGGAACATCTAATAAAGAAGAGATCAACACTCTTTTTGAAGCTAACCATGATCGTGGTGGTTTTGCGGTAGGTTCATTATGTGTAATGAAGAATAATGAATATGCTGTTAAAAAACAAGGCGGGAAAGAAATAGAAAGTCTAATTCCATACCCGTATTCGTTCGCATTTAATGAAAAATTCGTCAAATATTACATGTTTCATGACCAAGCACCCACTAGCTCTGTTCGAGAATTTACAATATCAACATCCCACCCATTCCAATACGGTCCTTGGATTGTAGCACATAACGGAGTCTTACATGATTATAAACATCTACTTGAAGATCATGACTGTAAAGTAGATAGTAGCTATATTCCAGCTATGTTAGCCCGTGAAACTGGTTTTGATGAAGTGACCGCAATTCGAAATGTTTGTAATTTACTTCATGGAACGTTTTCATGTTGGATATTTAACGCAGAGTCGGGTAGAATTTATCTTGTTAAACAAGGTAGTACGTTGTTTTGTAAGAATACATCATTTTCGTCCGTTAAACTTCCAGATTGGGAGTCTTTAACAGATGGGGTAATTTATGAAATAAAGGATTCAATTGAATGTGTTGGTTATTTTAATAGCAATAATCCATTTATGGTATTGATTTAATAAGAGCAACTATAATATTGGTATATGAAAACAGCTTTAGTATGTGGAGCCGGTGGGTTTATTGGTAGCCACCTAGTTACACAATTAAAAAAAGAAGGATATTGGGTTCGTGGTGTTGATTTAAAAGAACCGGAGTTTGCTAAAACAGATGCGGATGAATTTGTTGTTGGTGATCTAACAGATTTTGGATTTGTCAATAGAATTATTCGAACTGGTAGTTTTTACACTAGTACCCCGGTGCAATATCAAGAACAATTTGATGAAATCTACCAACTTGCTGCAGATATGGGAGGAGCTGGTTATATCTTTACCGGAGAAAACGATGCAAATGTAATGCAAAATTCCGCTTCAATTAACCTTAATATTCTTAAAGCGATGGTTGATTTGAATGAATTTGTTCAAACTGAATGGTATAATAATGCAAGAAATTTCGAAACCAAGTATGTTCCACGAAATACAAAAATATTCTACAGTAGTTCTGCATGTATGTACCCGGAACACAATCAATTAGACCCAAATAATCCTAATTGTGCTGAAGATAGTGCATACCCAGCTAATCCTGATAGTGAATATGGATGGGAAAAACTATTTAGTGAACGGCTATATTTAGCTTACAATAGAAATCACGGAATTCCTGTTCGAATCGCACGATTCCATAACATTTACGGCCCGGGTGGCACCTTTGATGGTGGGAGAGAAAAGGCTCCAGCTGCATTATGTCGAAAATTTGCTATTGCAAATAACAATGACGAACTTGAAGTATGGGGAGACGGTGAGCAAACCAGGTCATTTCTATATATCTATGAATGTATTAAAGGGATCCGAAAATTAATGGATTCCGACTTTCAAGGACCGGTTAATATTGGGTCTGATGAAATGGTTTCTATTAATCAAATGATAAAAATGTTAAAATCCATTTCTGGTAAACGGGTTATAGTTAAACACAAGTTAGATGCCCCGACCGGTGTTCGTGGACGTAACAGTGATAACACTTTAATCAAGGAAAAACTAGGGTGGGAACCCAAATTCCCATTAAAAGAAGGTTTACAGTTGACCTATCGATGGATCCTTAACGAATTGAATTCTTGATTATATGTGTTAGTGTTATATAATCAATTTTAATGACTAAACACCAACTAGATCTTGATTTTTTCGAAAAGGTCGTGGTTCACAAATGTTTAACCGATTCACGTTATCTATCTTCGGTTATTGAACATGCTGAACCACGGTTTTTTAATGATAAAAACATAACTACTGTTTACCAACTAATAAAAGGATTTTTTAACCGGAGATCGACGGTTCCTACCAATACCGAAATATTAGCATTATGTAATACACCAGAACTCCGGGCTTCTTTTAAGAATGTACTTAAATCGATTAAAAATATAGATACATCTATTAATGAAGATGAACTAATAAGCAATACAGAACGGTTTCTCAAGGAAAAAGCGGTATATCATACAATGATGGATGTAGCAAATGATTGCTCAGCTGGAAACATAGACCCATCATTAATTTACGAAAAATTTGAACGGTGTACCGGTATTGATCTAACGTTAAATATGGGATACGACTTTCTACAAGACGTTAACCCATTAATTAACGATTTAACACAAATAGAACCTGTAATATCGACTGGTTTAGAGTGGTTGGATCACCAACTTGATGGTGGTTTTCTAGCTAATGGTAGGGCAATGTATATTTTTGCCGGTGAAACCAATATCGGTAAATCGATTGTTCTAGGTAATATAGCTTGCAATATAGCTAAACAAGGTAAAACAGTATTATTGATATCATTAGAGATGTCAGAAATGATGTATGCAAGGCGATTAGCAAGTAATATATCAGGGATTGAAGTTAATTCCTTAAAACATGAAACGGATGCATTAAGAATAAGTTTACAACAATTTAAAGATAACAACCCTAAAAGCCGGTTATTAATTAAAGAATTTCCACCAAGTACCATTACAGTTCCTCAACTTCGTTCGTTTATTAGTAAAATTGCTCAAGCTGGAGTTAAAATTGATGCTATTGTTGTAGATTATCTTAATTTGATTTATTCACCTATTGGCAATAACAGTTATGAACGTGTCAAGTATGTTGGTGAACAATCAAGAGCTCTTACATATACTTATTCATGCCCTCTTATATCGGCAACCCAGTTAAACCGGACTGGTTATGATACGCAAAACCCTAGTTTGGATACAATCAGTGAAAGTATGGGGTTAGCTATGACAGCAGATGCAATTTTTTCGGTGTTCCAATCACCTGAAGATAAAGATTTAGATATTATTCGTATGGGTAAGATGAAGAACCGATTTGGTTCCAATCACGGCACACATGAATTCAGTATCAACTATCCAACTTTAACAATCACAGACGGTAACATGCAAAACATTAATGATTTATCGTATAATGTTGTTAACGCTATTGAATT